ATAGATAGTTGTCCGTTTATAATTGCCATATCTTCTTTCCTTAAAATAACATACTAAACAATAATGATCTATTAGTACTTATCAATTCGTCTTCGTAGCTATTCTTATTTGTGTACCAAACACCACTATTACCTGTTGCAGGGTCTTTTCCGTATACTGCGATATTAGTACCTGGGTTAATACTTGCGCCACTTGCTTGCACTGGCATTTTTAAAACGCCGTCAATAGTTACAAATGATGTTCCTGAACTACTTAGTGTTAAGTCTGTTGCACTTGTTAATGTTGATATTGTGTTGTCTTGAAAAACAATATCTTCAATTTCTGTTGTATTCTTTTTAAACTGTGCTACTTCAGCACCATCGATTGTAATTCTTAAGTTACTAACTCCGCCATCTATACTTTCATCAAATAAGTTTAGAGCAGAGTCTCCTCTAGCAATACTTTGAATAGTGATAGTTTGAATACCTGTTGTAATCGAATCGTCAACATATTTCTTATTAGGAATATCATCGTCATCGGTAATTTGTGCTTCGTAATTATTTGTACCACTTACACTTATAACTCCAGTGCCACTGTTAATTAAATATAAATCTCCGCCGCCAGTTGTAATAGCATTGGTTCTCAAACCAATAATAGCATTGTCTGCTGTTTTAAAAACAAATGTTCCTGGCTTTACTGTTTGTGTAACAGGATCATTAAAAGATGTTTGCTCGTCAAATATCATTAAAGCATTAGTTGATGTGCCTCTATCAATTTGAATACCTGAAGTATTTTCTGTTACGCCAGCGCCAGTTTCACCTTTGTTCAAAGTGATAATATTGTCAACAATATCTAATTCTTGCGAATTAACAACAGTCTGTGTACCAGCTATAGTAATATTACCTGTAACTTGGACATTACCAACGCCAGTACCGGTATCAAGTGTAATAGTATTTCCACTTGGTACTTTTACTTTGTAATTTCCTGAATTTACATTTAATGTTTTTGACATTTATTAATTCCTTAAATTAATGGGGGTAATAAATACCCCCATAATCTCATTATGCATCTTCTGTTAGATCGTCGTCGTCTGTACCTGATAATGTGTTATCATCACCAGCTTCTTCCATTCTCACTAATCCAGCCGCCGCTGAACCTGTAAGTGCATATTTAAGCGATGTTCCTGCTAATGCGTTTGATCCAGTAGCACTTGGTGATGCTAGTGTAACTTTGCGTCCAGTAATTTTACTTACACCGTAAGTTTCTGAATCAGAACCTTGTACTGAAATTGACATTTGTCCTGATGTTAAAGCCGCAGGTAGTACACCTGTTTTTAACGTACAGTCAAACAATCCAGCTGTTTCAATTTCTTCAACACGAAACTTTTTAGATCCTAGTTGCTTTACGATATAACCTTCTTTAACGGCTGTGCCGTTGTGAAAATTTACTTTGATTTCTGTTGATCCTGCTGTAGGGCCTGTGCCTGCTACACCAAACAATCTTTTATTAAGTGGTCTTCCCATTTTTTTCTCCTATAATAGTAGTCCAATGCCCGTTCTATGAGCTACGCTGTGGGTACAGCATAAGTCCGCCTCGCGGCACACTATCGACACAAGTATTTATCATTCCTAATGTGATTAATAAAAAAGCGTATGTGATCAAAGTGTTTTGCTAAAGTTTCAAACAATTCAATATTTAAAGAAGTAGTACATCTGTTATAACTTATTTTTCCAATACTTGAATAGTAATCAATGTCTATTCCGTATTCGGGAAATATACCTGTAACAAATAAACATGTATCACCTAATGTTTTTGCATCTCGTGAATGTTTTATCTCTAACATAGATTCAGCAAATGTTTTTGTAGGGAGGAAATCGGATTTATCAACATGAGAAGCAAGCAACAAAACAACATAGTGTTCGATGTACTCTGGCATTTCAATGCCTGTTCTATCACGTGTCTCTAGTACAACATCATAGAAAGCTGAGGCGTACTCGTCTCTCATACTAATATTTAGTCAAGAAAAAAGACACCGAAGTGCCTTTTTAAAATATAAGCAAAATAGGTAGGACTTGGTTACACCTACAAGCACGTACCCGAATACCATTCTAATACGTACAACCTAACCCCGCTAGTGACTGCGATGTGATACTGCGTATTTCTACTACAGCACCTGGGTACCACCCCTGGCTAGTCAAGTTCGACCCTTCTGGTAAAGGCCTCTTCCTTGCACTATAAACAAAAATTAATTACTTTTTTGTTGCTTATGTACTTAATATAACAGACTTCTATTCAGAAGTCAACCTCTTTTTTACCAAAATAGGAAAAAAAGTCAAAAAAATAGGGCCAATTACGGCCCTATTTTAATTTTATATTCTACTAAGAGACTTAGCTGAATGTTACGTTGGCAATAGAAACTTTGCCTAAGTAGTCAGCCGCGTTACCTAGTGAAGAAGCAACGTTTGATAACTCAACATATCCGTATCTAGTCATGAAAGACACAACTGGCTCGAATGTTGAAGGATCAAGTACAACGCCACTTGACATTAATGGAATATAAGGAGCGTAGAACGCTGGTGCGTCTGATTCGCTTGATCCTTTGTATCCAACAAGAACGTCAGTAGAGTCGCCTGCATATGCGTCAACGTATACTTTCATTGCACCGTTCAAAGTACCAACCATTTTAGTGTTAGTTGGAGCTTCAAAAGTACCTTCAGTTGTACGTGCAAATGCACTTGTTGTTGCAGACTGTAGGATAGTTAATGCAAATGGGCTAACCACTGCATAGTTACCTGCGCCACGACGTGTTCTTGCCGCGATATCGTTAGCAACTTTGTTGATCATAACAGCTAATGCCGCATGCTCGTCGCCTACGAATGTTGCAGTTCCTGAAACGCCTGTTTGATCATATGCTTGACCAGCTGTACCAGCTAGTGAACGCAATGATGCAAGGATCTCTTGATCGATTTCAGCAGTAATTTCTTGGGCTAATGCCGCCATTACTTCTGCTTCGATGTCGATGCCTTGTTGTGCTTGAGCGTCTTGAGCCGCTTCAAAAGTCCAGCGAGCTGATAGCTTTCTGGTTTTTGCTTCGACTGTCTGCTTTAAGATTTGGATTGACAATCTCTTGCCTGCTGTACCTTCTAAAGTAGCTGTAGCATCAGCTTTATCTGTACTACCTCCACCTGAATATCCAACACCAATCTTAAATGGTGATAGAGCTTCTTCGCCTGCAGTCACATCATCTAATGTGTCTGAGTAACGTACTCTTAATGTGTGGATTTGACCCACTGGACCTGTCATTGGCTGTACACCGACTAATTCGTTGGCGATAACAGTTGGCATAACACGTCTGATTACTGGTAGGATAACTCTGTTTAGAGTTGCAACATTTCCTGCTGAAGATGCACCTGCTGTAGCAGTCTCTGCCAAATACCTTTTGGTATTTTCCAGAGTCACGCCCATCACGGCTTTCTTATTGCCTTCTAGGCCTTCAAGAAGTGCAGTCTTAGTATCCTGCCAGCGACTTTCTAATAGTTCTGACATTTTTTTCTCCTTATTTCAATCCTGCAAGTCTTCTAATATCTACTACATTATCTGGAGTAGACGGGCTTGCATCTATGTCATTGGTTTGTTTATTGCCTGTAATTTGTGTGCCTTCAGTAAGTGTTGCCTTGGTTTCCTTAGCTGGAGTGTTCCCTGCGATAACGCTTGGCATGTACTTATCGAAAGACTTGTGTAGTTTTCCGGTTTGTACAGATTCCAGTAAGTCAGCCATGATTTCTCTTTGCCCTTGGTTTAAGGGTGAAAGGAGCTCATTCATAACTTCTTTTCTTTTAGCAGTATCGTTAGCAATTTTAATCTCAGTATCTTTACTTTCGACTAATTTAATTGCTTGTCCTGCCATTTGTTTAGCTTCAGCTAATTGCTTATCTTTTAACCCAACTACTTTTAATAGTTTAGCTGTTTCAGATTTTTCATTAAGATAGCTGTTAGTGTATTCTGATGCAAAAGATTCGAAAATCTTACGTCCAAAATCATTCTTACGAGCTGTATCAATGTCTTCCTTCAATTGAGTCATTTCTTTTGTAAGACCTTTCTCAACTGTTTCAGCAACAATTTTAGTTGCGTCTGTGATAAACTTAGATTTAACTTTAGCTAGATGTTCTTTGGCTTCGCGTACTAAACGTACTTTTGTCTCAGCCAAGTCTTTTTTATCTTCATAAAACTCTGCAATTTCTTTAGATAATGAATCAACAACAAAATTCTCAAGTTTGGAAAACTTTCCTGCCATAGCTTTTTGATCTTCATGAAGCTCACCGATCTCTTTACCTAACTGTTGCACAACAAAATTCTTCATTAGATTTGCGTTTTCACGCATTGCTACTGCATATTTTGCTCTTGCTTCGGCTAGTTTCTGACGATCGTCTGCGAACTCATTAAGTTCTTCTGCAAGTTTTTCTTCTAACATAGTATCAATAGCTTCCACCATTGTTGCTTTGTCATGCTCATACTTTTGAGCGAATTCCTCGCGAAGTTCAGCTGTGGCGCTCAAACGATTCTCTTGAATCCTTTGTTCCCATGCTTGTTCGATTTCTGCTCTGATTTCTTCGGAAATAGCATTATTTTCAAAGAGTGCTTTCAGTGCATCTAACATATTTTTCTCCTTGTTAGCGGAGACCGTTGATAATGTTCACCAACGATTCCTTTAAGTATTTCTGTGCCTTTTCGTCGCCATTAAGTTCGCGAGCCATATTCATTGCCTGATAGCCACCACGGCTATTTAATAAGTGTTCGTATATGGGCGTTGGATACGCCCCTGGAGCACTTGGTTGAGCAACGGCATCAACAGTAATAATTTCAAATTCGCTGACCTCGCCGCTTCCATCTTCTTTAACATTTCCAGATCCCCTAGATGAAACACCTAATTTTACACCATTTTGTATCATGGTTTGAATTAGCTGTCCCATCGGGGTTGGAATTACTTTAAGTTTTCCGTAACCGTTTGGACCATCCATCCACATTTCTGTGATCATATGGCTTACACGATCTAAATTAACATTAAGTCCTTCAGGATGATCTACTTCACCTAATACACTATATCCACCTTTAATTTGATCGTTGAGCGTGTTGACAGCTCTACTAATCTCAGTTACAGGATATACACGTTGGTTAGCGTTTCTAACACCACCTTGTATGCAGATACCTTTAAGATACAGGTCTTTTCCACCTGAATCGTTTTCAGTAGTCTCGACGACCATTTTTGCTTGGTCGAATGATAGTGTTTCAGTTAAGTTTAACATCTAGTTTCCTTAATCTCAATTAAGAACCAATAGTACTTTTACTATTTGTTCCAGTTTCGCCTGCGCCTTTTTTCTCTGCGCCATGGCCTTTAGCGTTTGCACTCATTGACTTAGAAGCTTTTGCGCCTGGT